AGTGTACCCTCTGCCCGGCTATGTGAGTGCGCTCAACGCAATTAAAACAGACATCGAGATCAGCAAGTACCATCTCAGCACCATCAGCAACGGCATGTTCTCTTCTAAGCTGCTGAGCTTTTATGAAGGGTTCGGAACAGATGAAGAAAAAGCGGTTATCGAAAAAGCATTTAAGAACAAGTTCACCGGCAGCGAGAATGCGGGAAGCATTATGCTGTACTTCGGAAAAGACCCGAACAAAAAACCGGTGGTGGAAGACCTCAGCAATACAGAACTCGATAAGCATTTCGAAATCATGGGTAAAACCATCCAGCAGGAGATCTTCGTCGGGCACCAGGTGACCAGCCCGATGCTATTTGGTATCCGTGTGGAAGGGCAGCTGGGAGGGCGCAGCGAGATGCGCGACGCCTACGAGATATTCAAGAACACATACATCAATGACAAGCAGCAGGCGCTGGAGCAGGTGTTCCAGGAGCTGCTTGGTAAGCTTGTAAAAATACAGCCTGTCGAGCCGGTATCTGTCGAGTTCAGCGAACAGACACTGCTGCAAATAGCGCCCAAGCGGTGGCTGCAGGAGAAAGCAGGCATTGACGTATCACAATATCCGGAAGAAGCGACGCAAGCGCAACCTGCGGCACCTGGTGAAGCTGTAAACGAGAATCTGAAGAACCTCACCGGTCGTCAGTGGCAGAACGTAAGCCGCATCTTACGCAAGTACACAAAGGGAGAGATCAACGAAGAGCAAGCCCGCATGCTGCTTAAAAGCGCGCTGGGGCTTAGCGACGAAGAGATTGACGTGATGCTTTCCATCGACAATACAGCGCAGGATTTCAGCGCTGATGAGATCGACACGCTGATGTTGGCTGAATTTGAGAAAGTGGGAGCGCCAAAGGGTGAATGGTTTGTGGTGCAAAGCCGCAAAGCCCATGCGTTTGCTGACGCGGATCCCTCGCAGCTGGAAACGGATGTGCTGGACTTGATCCGTAAGGACAAACGGGTAACAGCAGAAGTCATTGCAGAAACGCTGGGCATGACCGTAGAAGGTGCCCGCAGTGTATTGGACCGACTGGAAGAAGACGGAAGGGTAACGGCGAAGGCGTACCGGGTGGGGGAGGATGTAATTGTCGAAAGGACACTTACCGAGCCGCTCAGCAAACAAAGCGGTAAAAAGCCAACCACGTTGGACTTTAAGACGCTGTACAGCTATGAAGGCCCTCAGGATAACCGCAACCGTCCGTTCTGTAAGCGCATGCTGGAGCTGGACCGCTTCTACACACGTGCGGAAATTGAAACCATCAGCCGCCGGTTAGGATACAGCGTGTGGGATCGGAAGGGCGGATGGTGGACGCAACCAGACGGCACACGGTCCAAGTCCTGCCGCCATACGTGGAAACTGAACATCGTAATCAAAAAGAAATGAGAGATACACTATTCATAAAACCGGAAAACATATACGAGCGCTCCACTGTGCACAAAAACATTGACAGCAAGATGCTGGTGAGTGAGATTAAAGTATGCCAGGAGCAGTTCATACTTCCCGTTTTGGGAACAGCCCTTTATGAGCGGCTGCAGGATGGTATTGAAGACAGCAGTCTGACAGGGGATGAAACCACCCTGTTAAAAGATTACATCCGGGATCCGCTGGTGCATTACACCATCAGCGAAGTGGCAAAAGCGCTGTCATACCAGCTGTTCAATAAAGGAGTAAGCCGGAAAAGCAGCGAGAACTCCGAACCGGTAAGCCCGGGAGAGATCGACGACTTCGTGAACCACTACAAGAACCGGGCAGAGTGGTACCTGGAAAGACTCATCCGTTACCTCATACAGGAAGCCGGCACCGGCAGTAAGTTCAGCCAGTATCTGAACCCAGGCGACCGTGTAGATACGTTCGTGCCAAAGCGCACAGCGTTTGAGATTGGTATTTATCTGGGAGATACAAAGAAAGCGCATTGCGGCGAGCCGTGGGCGCGGTATGAATTTTTAAGCTGTTGCAGATAATGAGTAGTAAGAAAAAAGAATATAGTGAAAAGATAAAAAAGGCCTTACTGGCCTACCTGAAAAAACATGACGTTAACACAGATCACAAACCTGCTGGTGCAGATCGCCGGAGCTCACAAAATGGTGGCAACAGCAAGGGAGGCAAAGGCTGAAGATTTCCTGCATTACGACTATAAGGACGTGCAGTACCCCGCCGTGTGGTTTACGTTTGATAGTTCTACCCGAGAAGGAAAATCCCGTTTTTACCGCTATGTAGTGACGGTGGCCACAATGCACCACCCTGAACAAAGTAATGATTTAGAAGTGCAGAGCGATATGGAGCAGATAGCGGACGACTTGATCGCTCTGTTCAGTTGGGATAAAAACCCGTGGGCGTTTGAAAAGAGGAGCCAGTTTACTTATTTCAGTGAACGCTTTGAAGATGTGCTTGCGGGGGTTACGTTTACCGTAGAACTCAAATTGCCGTTTTTATACAACATCTGCCAAGCTCCGATGGAAGATGTCATGTACCCTTCTGAGCCCGTAGGGCCGAATGGAGTACCCGGCTTTTTCAACAAAACCAACATTTTCACCGGTGCAGGCGAGCCGCTGCAGGCCACCGGAAACGAGGGCGATTTGTATATCGACACAGAGGCGCCTAACGATTATTACAAAAAGATCAACGGTGTATGGGCGCTGCAGGGACAGCTGCAGGGTTTACAAGGTCCGGCAGGTGCAACGGGCGCAACCGGTGCCACAGGCCCACAGGGGCCGCAAGGGGTGAAGGGGGACACCGGAGATACAGGTCCGCAGGGGCCAGCAGGTGCACAAGGTCCACAAGGCCCGGAAGGCCCCACAGCGGTTAGTGCAGATGCCGGCAATACGGCTACGCTGGGAACGGATGATCTGATTTTTGTACCAGCCCAAACGCTTGACGATACACTCTCCGCGGGAAACGAAAGCCAGCTTGCCGCAAAATTAGGTTCGCTTTTTCTGTATGACCCGATTAACGGTACTTATAGCAGCGTAATCAGTGACCTTGATGGCGAGTTGGGTATAGCCCGAACAGGTCGTGGCGGGTACGTGTTTTATTTTCCAAACGGCAACAGCCAGACCGTTGTTTTAAGAAAAGAGAATTTAACAGCCACACGACAGCAATACTTCCCGAATAAAGACGGCACGTTTGCCATGCTAAGTGATTTGCCATCCCTTTCGACTCGCATCTCCGACCGTGGCGGCTACAACGCCAGCGGCAACACCTTCCCCACCACCGGGGGAACCGGAACAGCCGGGGCTATCGAAAGGGGCAACACATGGTACATTACCACTGCCGGAACGCTGGGAGGCGTGTCCGTAGGAATAGGCAGCCGTATCATGGCAAAGGTGGATGCGCCCGCTGCAGATGCGGATTGGCTCATAACGCCCTTTGCAACAGGTGGCGGCGGCGATGGTGTGGGCGGCAAACTTTATTTATTCAACAACTATTAAAATTTTGATATGCCAGCAAATACTTCACCCGTTTTCGCACTTTCACCGGAACAAAGACACGCAGTCATTGACGGAGCAACAACCGACAAAAGCGGCGCAACCACAGCAGAAATAGTGGACTTGGTTACAGCCGTTGGTGACGGTACCAAAGTAACCCGCATCAGCTACAAACATGTGGGCAACAGTTCAGCCGGTACGTTCCTCGTTTTCATTACCGATACTGCCGGCGCAAACCCTCGCCTGTACGACGAACAGGCGTATTCAGCAGTTACCAGCAGCACAACCGTTGCAACCGCTGGTGGTGTGCTTACCTACAACGACCTGCAGCTGAAAGCCGGGCAGAAAATTCAGGTAGCCGCTACGGTTTACAACACCAACATTCACGTAACAGCATCAATCGGAAATTTCTAATGTTTAAAGGATTTCAAGATACCAGCCGTGGACCGATGTTTCGGGGATTTCCAAACCTGAATTTTGGGATGGATAATTCTGCGTATGGAGAAGGAAAACTGCTGTTGTGGCTCGATGCAGCTGTAAATATAACAATCAGCAGCGGGGTAAGCAGGTGGGGCGATAAAACAAATAACCAAATACATTTTTGGCAGAATGGGGCATCAAATCAGCCGGGATATACAGCTTCGAATGCTTCATTCAACAACCTGCCCACTGTTGATATGGGGTTTCGGGGGAATTTAGCTGGCAGCTCAACGTTTGGGCTCGGCGCAACAACGTTAGCTGTCGTTGTCCGAATGGCGGGTGTTGGAAGTTCGTATAATAACATTCTTGGAAATGGTGGAGCGACAGGTTTGTTAGGCGGGGGAACTAACGGCAACATAACTGGGTTTGGCTTTTACTCAAATTCTGGCTCTCCATGGGTAAGAACAAACGTGGAAGATACCAGTATGCACATACTTGTGTGTAACCGATCTGCTTTTGTCGTGGATGGTGTGAATATACTTCAAACAGCTTGGGGTTTATCAAACGGAGTTTCTGGAAATTTTAATGACAGTTTTTCGCAAATCGGTAATCCGAACGGCTCCGGAACCACCCCGTCTTCTGCTCAAATCGCAGA